AATTAGGAAACAGCGGATTGCAGAAGAAAAAAAGCGGCAGGAAGAGCGCGAAGAAATAATGATGTGGTCTATGGCCTTAGCCATATTCTCAGCAGTAGTCGGGTTCTTCTGGCTCGTGCTCCACAGGGTGCTCCAATAAAAGTTAAATAAAAGTTAAGTCTAGGGGTTCACATTACTATTTACTTAGCGTATAGTAATATAGTGGGGAGGTTCCCACAGTCAGAGGAGAGAAAAATGACACAGACAAAGACTTATAGCGTAGGCAGGTTGATATGCTTGTTTACTGCGTAACAAACATCGTCAATGATATGATGTATGTGGGATGCACAACTCGCTTAATGTCGCACAGAAAATGGGGTCATAAAAAGTCATATATGAACGGGATTGGAAGTCAAAATACAATTTATCAGGCGTACAGGGATTTCGGTTGGGAAAATTTTAAGTGGGAGTGTCTGGAAAAGTTGTCTACAGTTGAGGATTTGCGCGAAAGGGAAAGGTATTGGATTGATCAGTTAAACACATTATGGCCTATGGGTTACAATCAAAACAGAGGCGGTTCTGTTACTCCCGCAAATGAATATGGGAAAGAATACGTTTGTGAAGGAAAATCTTATTTTGGGTACGGTCAACTAGCTGACGCATACGGGGTTAAAGAGATAACCGTTAGAGTTAGAATAGCAAAGCAAGGCTGGACAGTTCGACAGGCTGTTGGGTTAGACCCAAAGCCGAAGTCTCCGAGAGATTACACGAAGCAATCAAAGCCAGTTATTTTTCAAGGCATAACATACTCCTCAGAGCGAGATATGTGCAAAAAATTTGGGGTGTGTAATAATGTGTTTAGGCAGAGATATCATAGAAATGGCTGGACGTTAGAAGAGGCTCTTGAAGTCTGCGAAAGAAAGCAAAGCAGGCATGAGGTGCGCCCATTTGGCAAGCGATTTAAAAGCATATCCGAGGCGGCTAGGTTTTATGGACTAAACCCAGCAAGTGTAAAAAGTCGCTTGCATTATGGGTGGTCTTTGGAGGATGCTTTGTCAAAGGATATATTGCCCAACAGTAGGCCAAAACCGTTTAAGGAATATTACATTAACGGCAAAGTTTACAGAACTTACGCTGAAATTGGCCTTGAATTTGGTTTAAGTGGAGCGGCTGTAAGGAACAGAATTTATAGAGGACGCAAGGCAGGAAAAAGTTTAGAAGAAATTTTCGGAGGATAGCATGGCATGGTTTACATCTTACAGGCATGAAGTGGAGCGGCAAACCGAAGGCTGGGTTGTCAGCATCTGGCAGGGCACCAAGCTAATTCAGCAGTTGCCCTTTGAGACTTGCAACGCGGCTTTATCTTTTGTAGAAAAGAGAGAAGGCTGTCAGTCTTCCTCCTTTGACAAACGATAGTCTTGTTGTTTCCTCCCTGACTGGCCCTCACCTCGGTGGGGGCCTTTCTTTATTTGGTGTCGGTCTTCTTTGACTTGTCGTATGACCTCATGCCAGATATGCCGAGCATACCGAACATCAGGGGCATCATTACAGACATATCTGCCTGCGGGATAGTCACGCCGAATCCAGAGGCAATCGGGCTGACCATGTAATTTATGCCCAGCGATAGGCCACAAATCCAGCCAATAAGGGGCCGCCACGATGCCTGAAACCAGTTCCCCTTGGCATCTGCCTTGAGAACCTCTATTTGCGCCAGAGCTAGCTCCTGAGCGTGTTTCTCGGCCATTGTGCTTAACTTAAATGCCAACTCCTGTTTGGTGTCAGCGTCAGGAATAAACTTGTCCAGTATGCCGGACACTGCGGGGATTAATGCTTGGATCATGACTTCTCCTTGTTCAGCCATATTGCGAAAGAGGCCGACAGCATGGTTGTGACTATGCTGACAAACCCGCTTGTCTCAACAGTCCTGTCCTCAGCAGGCAAGCCCATAAACCAATAGCACACCTGCCACGTTAATATAATCTGACACAGAAACGCCAGTCGGGGTAGCACCTTCCATTCGTCTAATACAGTTGCCATTTTCCTGTCCTCATCTGTTCTGCCAGTTCTTTTGCCCGCCCTTTAACCTGCTTGGCCCAGCGCGAATCAAGCATCTCTGCGGCGGCTGTTGCGTAGTTCTGAGCTTTAAGTGCCTCGTGCATTGCGACAAATTTATTAAACCGTGGCTGGCCCAGATTAAACAGCATATTTACGATAACAGCTTTTCGCACGTCATCAAGACTATCATACCAGCTATAAGACTTTGCCGCGTCCATGAACGCAACAAGGTCATTCATCAGCAGCATTTCAGCTTCTGATTCGCTAATGCCGCCCTTTATCTCTGGATCGATTAACCGACCATAGCCTATGGTCAGGTAGCCCAAGTGGTCCTCATAGGGCTCATGCTTGCCATTGTTCATGACATTGCCCTCATGACGCTTTATTTGCTTAATTAGCTTGTCTGTGTTGTCATCCATCACACGGCCTCATCAAACTCGCCCTGCATCAATTTAGACGCAGTAACACCCAAATTGTACATGGCCTCTGTCAGTTCATTATCGCTGGCCTTACCCCGCTGGGACATAAACACTTCTATAGCCTCGCCCGACCTTGGGCAGAAGCTAACTGTTACGGCCATTCCGGCCCCCACATTTGTAGTAATGCACGGTCTGCGATTAGGAACTTGTTTCATTGATGATCTCCACTGCTTTGGCCCAGCTTGTTGATTCGAGGTCTGGGTCATTAAAGAATGATATAGGTTTGGTGTACTTCTTTGTCTGCACAGAAGTCACTGGCTGATACCAGACGGCCCGCTGCTCAGAAGATACGCAGGCTAGAATATCATAGTCCTTGAGCGTGGGCATCCGTTTATTGCCACCGAGCCCCGTCTGGAAGTGCACCCTGTGTCTGTGGCCTTTCCCCTGTCGTGAGGCTTGACAGGCTTTGACCTGTATGCGGAGGGTCTGCACTGATTCGGGGTGCCATGCTATCAAGTCCACTGCATCTTGTTGCGCTAAAGAAACACGCCAACCCCTTTGGAGGATTGACGCGGCGGCAATATATTCACCAGCAAGGCCGGAGGCTGTCTGACTAATTATTCCGTCAGCGATAAAATTCCTGCTCAGTGTCATCATGTTTATGTACGGCTTTTTCTAATAAAAATATAGCAAGTTGAATCTGCTCTTTAGCCGTCATCTTCTTTTTATGCGAAAACCCGACATTCGGAACTGTTACCAGTATACCGTCATCATAGGGTTCTAGCAAAATAATTGGCTCTGGTTCGTCTCGGATCATTCAACATTTTCCTCATCAAAACAGCGTGTTGACTGTGGGGGTAAGACAGGCGGGAGATAATCACCCAGCCTGCCTTTTCATATTTTTTTATGTCATCGTGCGTGACATACCGCAGTGTCATGCGCTCAGACACCGCTCAACTTCCCTAAGGTGACGGTTGATTTTTGAGCGGCCCCTGCCCCGCTTGTCGAGTTTTTTGACCGCATAGTAAACGGTAGTGTGGTCGCGCCCAAATGCCCTGCCCACCTCTGGATAAGAGCAACCCAGCAGTCTGACGGACAAGTACATTGCAATGTGCCGCTCGTCTGAGTTATAACGCCGCTTGGACAACAGTTCTGCCATTGGCACCCCTGTGACCTCGCTGGTGATTCGGATGACCTTTTCAATGCGCTGGTCATAATGCGTCAAACGGGACGGTTTCACCGAGCTCCCGAACATTTTTAAGATAATTTTCTCTAAGACACTCATCTGAACAAAAAACCTCCTTTAGTCCATTAGTAACGCCTGCAACCCGCCAGTTAAAAGTTCCCTTGCAAAAGGAGCAGGTGTCGTACCTATCGACAGGCACAGCCTGATCCTTCTGCTTCTTTTTCTTGCGGTCATACCAAGCCATTAAAACGGTATTTCATCATCTATGCTATTATTAGCCGGAGCAGTAGCCGCGCCGTTACTAGCTGGTCGCTCGATGAACTCCGACACCTTCAGGCTGACATATTTCTTGCCCGCCTTTGATTCGTTCTTCCACGCTGACAGGCTGTACTTTGTACCGCCGACCATGATGGTGCCACGCATATCAGGGCGCATTTCATTGTCACCCTTGTCATTTGGAAACAACGAACCCGTCATATCCTTCTGCTCATATTCAGCCATTGATAAACTCCTTTTTGCGGCTGGTGAATAACTGCCGGTCCTCGGCAGTCAATCTAAGTTGCACCCGATTGTAGAGAGTTTTAAGAGCCTCTATATCGGGGCACATAGCTATCTCCTCTGCAAGTGATAGCTGTTTTAAATTACCAGAGGGAACCGCACCAGTTGCGGTTTTGTCATCGTGGTAACTATATATTGTCGATGCAGTCCCCTCATTTGCCTTTACCCCAGAGTTGTCTGGTCCAGCAAAGCTCTGCGGCAAATCCTCGCCGCTGTATAAATGTATCCCCAGCCCCGTAGCCATGCTGATGGCCTTAGCCATGCACCGTTGCAGTGATGCGTTAACCTCGAAGCTGTTGGGCTTTTGAACGGGCCTGTTGGCATGGTTTAGCACGGGCATGATTTCTGTAGCCGCCGCAACATCCTTGCCCAGCGTGACAGTCACCTGCACATAGGCAAAGCCCGAAGGGTCTACCATGTAGGGCAGAAAAGTTCCATCAGGCTGTTTAAATATGTGCTTTGTCACCATTGCGTCTGGCACATGGTCCTTTAACAGACGCAGGGCGTGGGACCATGACAGATAAGTAAAGCCGTTCTTTTTCTCGACCAGCTTCCGTGTGTCAATCTGCGACATGGTTTTCCAGATGTTCATACCTTCCATAATGCTTTTGCCTCCTCTATATAATCATCGTCCCAATAAAACGGGTGCTGAAAGTCTGGGTCCAAAACACCTGCCAGAACTTTCGGGTCAGTTGAAACTTGCAACAGGTTCTGCCTGCGAATCGCACGGGCCCGCATCTCCTCGACATAATGAGCCATGCGATCAGGCTGTAGTTCCTCACAGTTATTAGGGCCAAACAGAACAGCGTCAGTGCCGGATACATACGCAATGTGTGGGGTCAGGCCCGTGGCAAGCTGATAGATAGCGACTTGGCACAGGTGCTCAAACTGTGGCTTCTCTGGTATGGACGCCTTGGTCCAGCCTCTGGTGCCGTCCTTTTTTACAGCACCCATGCGCGGTGCCTTTGTTTTCACCTCGCAGAACGCTGTGGCGGAGCAGAGGTCTATGAACCCCAATATCGGCAAGTCTACACCCGCCAAAGATACCTCGACCTTCTGCTCCTCCTGAGCACCCCCGAACTGGTCTGCTAAGAGATCAACACCGTTTTCTATAGCAACGGGTATCAACTCCCTGAACTTTTCTTTCTTTTCGTCCGGCTCCGAATCAGGAGCATCATGGAAATCATAGGACATAAGTGCGCTGTCAATGGCCTCGTCCAAAGAGGAGCCTATAGTCATCATGGCCTGTATACCGCCGTGGACCGCCGTGCCAAATGCCGCGTTCCAGCCAACCTTTATGGCTCTGCGCTGTTTGCGGTTCAAATAAATATATTGGAACATCCAGATAGCCATTGGCCGTAGCAACTGACTTGGACTATAATGTGTGAGCTCTTCTTGCATAAACCCTGACTAATTTTTCTGTTTACAGTTTCCTAATTCTACTTTACTAAGGGTTATACACATTAGTGTCAACAGTTAAATAGGAGTTATGGGTGACGTTAGCGGAATGGTTAGTGCACAAGGGTTTGCGGCAGGCAGACCTTGCAAGGGACATGAAGGTGACACAGCCGACTGTCCATAATTGGATTTATGGCAAGCGGCCACCAAGCGGTTTGCACATGATACAGATTCATAAAATGTCGGCTGGCAAGGTTGGTCTGAAAGACTGGGCGGAGGTGTTTGCTGGTGAGTGACCCCTGCGACCTGCCACCCGATGAGTTCGAGCGTTATTTAAAGCGCATGACTGAACGGGTCATTTTCTTTAAGCATTATGAGCAGGCTGATCACGGGCCCAAGCCGACAGGTGACTTTTCGTCTTCTGTTCGCATGGCTTATCAGCGGCGCAAATCAAACTACCGAAAGGGTCAGAATGATGACAGGTAGATTGATTCGGGAAGACTGGGAGAAGTCGGTCAAGGAAAATCGGCGCATACAGCAGGAGTGGAGCGACCAACTGCCTGACGGGTGTTTTGTGGACGCTGACATTAAAGAAAACCTGACGGGTAAGCCAAAGCGGCCCGACCATGTGCCTAAGCCAAGGGGGTCTACTCTTGGATAACCGCGAAAAGGATGACTTTTACCCCACTCCTGACAGTGCCATGATCCCGTTCTTTGGGCTTGAAACTTTTGACGGGCCAGTATGGGAACCCGCCTGTGGTGAGGGCCATATGAGCCGGATGCTGGAGGGGTTTAGTAACGAAGTTGTGTCAACAGATTTAGTTGACAGGGGGTATGGCAAGACAGGCGTTGACTTTCTGATGGAAACAAAGTTGCTGGCTCCGAACATAGTCACCAACCCACCTTACAAACTGGCTCAGGAATTCATACAGAAAGCCATTGACCTTGGGGCGCAGAAGCATTGCTGGCTTTTGCGCCTTGCCTTTTTGGAAGGTGTCAAGCGGTTTAACGAGTTGTATGCTTACAACCCGCCAGCGCGGATTTATGTTTTTAGCAAGCGGCAGACCATGATTCGGGGGGACCATGACGAATCTTGGTACGGCTCTGGAAAGATGGCGTTCATGTGGGCGGTCTGGGTTAAGGACTTTAAGGGCACAACAGAACTGGAGTGGATATAGGAATGTCAAACTTAACTAAGCACCCAGCGGTGATGGGTCAGCATATTTTATCTATTTGTTCAGAATTTTTACCCAAAAAGGGTTGTAGGGTTTTAGACCCGTTCGCTGGAATTGGGACTACTGCTAGGTTGTTGACAGAATATGACGTTGTGGGTGTAGAAATTGAAGTTGAATGGGCTGAACAAAATGAAAGTGTAATTTGTGGCGATAGTTTAGTTGAAGTTCCTAAACTGGGAAAGTTTGACGCTGTTTTGACTAGCCCAGCTTATGGAAACAGAATGGCGGACGACTTCAACGCTGGCGATGGCTCAAAAAGAATTACCTATAGGCATCGGCTTGGGAGATGCCTATCTGATGGCACAACTGCCAACCTGCATTTTGGGAGGAAGAACAAAAAATATGAAACATTACACAAAAATATTTGGAGGGTTTGCGTGGACGCCTTAAAAGATGGCGGCGTGTTCATACTGAATTGTAAAGACTTCATTGCAGGCGGCGAAACAATGACTGTGACTGATTGGCATATCAACACTTTAACTGATCTCGGATTGGAGCTTGTTAATCAAAAACAAGTGCAATCTAAAGGAATGAGATTCGGGAAAAACAGTGAAAAGCGGATAGCTTTTGAGAATGTTGTTTGTTTGCAAAAAAGGAAAACTAAACATGGCTAACAAACAGAAAGAAAAGGGTTCTCGCTTTGAGCGGGAGATTGTTGAACTGGCCAGACTGCGCGACTTGGAAGCGTACAGGGTGCCGCTGTCGGGGGCTGCTGAGGGCTTCAAGAATGATGTTATTATCAAAAAGGGTCGGGAGACATGGGAGGTTGAGGCAAAGAAGCGGGCTGACGGGTTTAAGTTTTTATATCAGCACATTGAAGGGGCTGATGTTCTGGTCGTTGGGGCGGACCGTAAAAAGCCCTTGGCCGTGGTTGACCTCGGCGATTTTTTGGACCTGCTAGGGGGTAAAATCTGATGTTTAAAGGTATGATAGCTGTCTGCATTATTTCGCAGTTTAACGTGGATGACAAGGCGACTTGTTACCTGATGTTTAATGAGGGCCTGTTCGAGACAAGACTGGCCTGCATGATGGCTACAGAGCCAAAGCGAGTAAAAGCGCATCAGGATTTTACACGGCTTAACGGCGGGCAGGCGGCTGTTATATCGCAGGTTGGCTGCAAAGAAGAAGACGAGATATGAACCGTCCGCTGTATGAGAGTGAGCAGGATCTCCAGCGTGAAAAGCGGGTTATTGAGCGTATAACGCCTCAGGGAGTGCAGGCTTACAAGTTGCCGGTACATAACCACCTAGACTTTGCTATGGTGCGTGACGGGACAATTACGGGGCTTGTGGAGGTGAGGTGCCGTAACAACGAAATGCGTAAATACGGGACATTTTTCTGTAATTTGAGCAAGGTGATTAGTGCACGGGAAATGGCTCGGTACTGCAAATGTCCGGCTTACCTGTTTGTGCAATGGACTGACCGACTGGGCTATATAGATTTTGAGGAGGATTTTGAGGTGAAGTACGGAGGGCGAAATCAAATGAGGGATTGGCAGGATAAGGGCTTGCTGGCGCATTTTGATATTGATTTGTTTACGGAGTATTTAAAATGAGCGTGAAGGCGTTGGCATGGGCGTGGGACTATCAGACCAAAGACCCGCTGGAGAAGCTGGTTCTGTTGTGTGTTGCCGACCATATGAACGACAGCATGGGTCAGGCTTGGCCCAGTGTGCAACGCATATGCGAGTTGTGCGGATGCTCACGGGCAACGGTAAAACGCAAGCTGAAGCAGTTGGAAGATGCGGGAGTGATCCACAGGCAAAAGCGGTTTAATAAAACCGATATTGTGGTGATGACATTTGTTGAAAAAGACACTGACGAGGGTAGGGCTCACTGTGAGACGGCTCACTCTGAGCCCTCAAACAGTGCTCCTGAGGGCTCACACAGAGCCACTAACCCTTATAATACTTTAACCCTTATAACTACTAGTGAGAAACGCTACCGTCAGAACAAAAAGAGGGAGAGGGTTTTATCTGATAAGCAGAAGGCGTTCGCTCATACACTGGCTGACAGATTGTGGCAGAAGTATAAGGCGGAGGGGTTCAGGTTCCAGCCTATACTGGATGATGTTGAGGTGTTTCTGCTGACTGACCAGAGCGATGATGCTTGGCTAGAGTTGGGTAATGGATTGCCTAAGCCGATATGAAAAAGGGAGGCCGAAGCCTCCCTGTTGGGTTAGTCGCATGATAGCGAGTGAGAGACGTGGACTTTCCACAGGCCGTCCATGTCAGACCAGCGAACACCGCTTGACATGGTGCCGTAGCCCAGTGACGGGTACTGGTCGAAGATACGCTTAACCTGAAGCTGTACAGCGTCATGGTTTTCGCAGGATATGTCGTAGGTTTTCATGCCACGGTCTGTTGATTGTAAGATTTTCATTTGCTCCTCCTAAAATCTTAAGCTGTATGCAGATGGCAACTTGTAGCCGCCATTACCGTCTGGGATCAGGTCGCGAAGATAGAACGGACGAAATTCATGCTGAGTGTCCAGCACCCAGTTACGCCCAACTATCTGCATTGTTTCCTTAATATATTCCTCAAGGTGCACCTCATCTGGCTTTGTGTAATGAGGGCTGACAGCCTTTGATAAATTAATTGCCTCAAGCTCTCTGTCAGAAAGCTCAAGGTCGATTGTTACGGATACCTTCATTTGTTCCTCCTTTTGAACGGTTATAATATAGCCTTAAACTAAGTATTAGGGTTAGTCAACAGCTAACTTGCAATGCTTAACTTGTTCAGGTTATAACGGGTTAGGAGGTGCCTATGGCGAAAAGAAAAGGTAATTACAGAACAGTCTGGAACCCAGAGATACTGGAAGAGTATCTAAAGCGGATTGCTATTGATGGCATGAGCGCACGGGCTGTGGGCAAGATGAAGGATATGCCCAGCTACGAGAGTTTCCATTATCTGAAGAGCAGAGACGCTGAAATTGACCGGCGTTACCATGAGGCTATGGAATCACGGGCAACTGCTATTGATGATGAGATAGATGACGTGATCAAGGCCGTAGCCACTGGCGAGATGGATTACAACGCAGGCAGGCTTGCAGTGGATACGATGAAGTGGCGGATGACGAAGCTGTATCCTAGGTTTTACGGAGACAATCAGCGGGTCGAAGTGGAGCATAAAGCAAGTTTTGTTGATGAATTAAAGAGGGTTGCGGCTAGAGTAGAGCAGGCAAAGCTGGAGGGGGATGTAGTTATAGAGCATGAGGATGAGGGGCAAAACGCTCACACCGCTACGCCCGCACACGCGAAACCTGCGAATGGTTCGCAACTAGGGGCAGATTAGTGTCCAGATTGCGACACTTTTACAAGCCCGACATTACGACATAGCTAAGTCATTGATATTGCAGGGTATACCAATTACATAATGGACATTATGCGACAAACTTCTGCGAATAGTTCGCAATCTCAGACCCCCCCCGTCAAATCACACGCGGGGGCGGTGAAAAAAAGAACATAACCACACACCCCCCAGAAAGATTCCCATGACAGACAACCTCACCACCGACCTGCTCGTAAAAATCCACGCTGACCCTGTTTTCTTTGTTGAAAACATTCTGCAAGCCGAGCCCCAGCAGTGGCAAGCCTCAGCCCTCCGCGCTGTAGCAAGCCATGACCGCGTGAGCATCAAGTCCGGCCACGGGGTCGGTAAAACGGCGTTCCAGTCGTGGTTGGTCCTGTGGTGGCTGTTTAGTCATTACCCGTGCAAGGTTGCCATTACAGCCAATACGGCGCACCAGTTGTCGGACGTGCTCTGGTCGGAGATTGACAAGTGGGCGAGAAAGCTCCCTGACGGCTTTAAGAGCCTGCTGGAGTTCAAGAGCGACAAGATAAGCCTGCGAGGGGCCAGTGACAGCTTTGCAGTGGCCAGAACGAGCCGTAAGGAGAACCCAGAGGCGTTGCAGGGCTTTCACAGCGAGAATATGCTGTTTCTTGTTGAAGAGGCGTCTGGGGTGCCTGACGTGGTGTTTCAGGTAGCTGAGGGTGCTCTGTCGACCCCCAACGCAAAAACGGTAATGTGTGGGAACCCCACGCGGTCTGATGGATTTTTCTACGAATCGTTCCATTCTATGCGTCATATGTGGCACAACATTACGGTGTCCTGTCATGACGGGGAATATGTCTCTGAGGAGTTCCTGAAGGGCATGGCCGAGAAGTATGGCGAGGACAGCAATGTGTACAGGGTGCGGGTACTGGGCGAGTTCCCCACGCAGTCTGATGACGTACTGGTGCCGCTTTACATTGTGGAAGAGGCCACGCGGAGGGAAGTTACCCCCTCGCCAACAACGCCCGTTATCTGGGGTCTGGACGTGGCCCGATTCGGCGGGGACAGGTCGGCCTTGGCCAAGCGGCAGGGGCAGGTGATGATTGAGCCGATCAAGACGTGGCAGAACAAGGACCTGATGGAGCTTGCTGGTATTGTGCTGACGGAGTATGAGGCGTGTCCGTATATGACCCGCCCGCAGGCGATTTACATTGACGCGATTGGGCTGGGTGCGGGGTTGGCTGACCGCCTTGTGGAACTGGACCTGCCCGCTGTGGCTGTGTCGGTATCGGAGACGGCCAGTTTGAAGCAGAGGTTCGGCAGGCTGAGGGATGAATTGTTCTGGAACGCGAGGGAGTGGTTCGAGGGCAGGGACGTGCATATACCCGATGATGACACGCTCATTCAGGAGATTACGGGCATACGGTACAAGTATTTGAGCACGGGCAAGTTGAAGGTCGAATCAAAGGACGAGATGAAGCGGAGGGGCCAGCGGAGCCCTGACGTGGCTGACGCTTTTGTGCTGACCTTTGCCCAGCAGGGTGCCAGTGCTATGGGCTACACAAAAAAATGGAGCGGGAGTTCTAGCCCCCGCCCCAAAACTGGTTGGATTGTTTAATTAATGTAAATCGTCCGACCTGATTGGCCTGAAGCCTTCTGCAATTTCTTCTTTTAAAAACCGCAAAGCGAGGCGTATGTTATCGTGGTTATAGACAACTGATACCCCATCTATTGAGTTCCAAAACATATTGTCTGGCGCATAGAAAGCAATCGACCAGCCGTCTAAATGTTCGTAATGAGCGTTCATTTCTAGGTCATGCTCATCACAAACAGCTTGCAGTTTATCCAGCGTTTTCTGTGCCATTTTTCCTCCTTATTTGCGCTTTGCGACAACTTTAACATTTCTAAAATATGCGCTTTCATCATAGTCATGCCGCCTATTCATAAAGCGAGAGATATACTCCTTTACTTCTTTCTGAGTTGGCTCATGCCTGAAATCGCTGTATTGCTTAGGCTCAATATCAAATGTTATTTCAATTTTCATTGTTTCCTCCTTTGGGGGGCTTACGCCCCCACCTCTGGTTTAGTTGGTAACTTTGGGGCGGTTGATAACAGTTTGCTTTGCGCCTTTATATTCGCCATGCTCTTTAATGGTAGCCTTCAGGCTTATAACGTCTCCCCGCTTGCCCAGAGGCTTGCCGCCTTTGTAGACAAAAATGTTGCCGTCAGAATCTACCATCGTGTTAATGTAAGTTGTGCCGTAAAAGCCATCGAAACCCATGCAAAACTTCATGGTCGCTTGGAACTCGATGCGGTCGCCGACACTACCAACGTGGTCTGACTCAGCATTAGCTTTGAGCCTTTGTATGTTGTGCAAGCCATCTTGAACTTTGCGCTTGATGCCCTTAATAGCAGAAATTTCCATATTGATAGCGGCGCGGCTACGCTCTAGCAAAATAGCCTTCTCGATGCGGCGGCGCTGACTAGCGTTCTCGCGCTCAGTATAAAGACGGGCTTTAACCTTTTTGGCACCACCGCAACGAAAGCAAACGCCATCTGCAACGCTCATGTGATGCCATAAAATGCCAGCGCCATCACATTTGCCGCAATCCTCATAACCGTACAGCTTGCCATTGTTCGTAAAAGAAGCGCCTTTGTATGGGGTAGTTTCAGCGTATGTAAAAAGCATTTTAATCTCCTTAATTCCCTATAATATAACTATAGGCTAAGTATTAAGGGTGAGTAAAGCAAAAAACGCATCTATTGTGCATTTTTCTGTAAATAGCTATACTGGCAAGGACTTTTGAGGAGTTCCGCGTGGATAATGTTGTTAAGTTTCCGAAAAAGGAACTGGATATAGAGGTTAATTTTGATTCGGTTGACGTGCTCTTGAGGCATGAAGAGCGGGTCAGGTCGCTTGTTGACGTTATGGACCTGAACGCTCAGGGCACCTTTCACGTCATGGATGTTGACGCTGAAGAGATAATGATGGCCCTGTTGCATATGTCGGCCCTCTGGGCGTTCCGTGCGGGGCTGGAACCTGAGCAATATTACGAGGTCAGGGACAGTATGCTTGTTGAGGTAGATGATGGCACCAAGAGCACCTAAGGACCCCCGTTTAGCCAGAGCAGGTGTGAGCGGGTATAACAAGTGCAAACGCACTCCGAATCACCCAACAAAGAGCCATGTCGTTGTTGCCAAGGAAGGTGACAAGATAAAACTGATTCGCTTTGGTCAGCAGGGCGCAAAAACTGCGGGCGCACCGAAAAAAGGTGAAAGTGCGGCAATGAAGAAGAAGCGCAAGGCGTTTAAAGACCGCCACGCAAAAAATATAGCAAGGGGCAAAATGTCAGCGGCTTACTGGGCTGACCGTTGCAAATGGTGATCAGATGGGCATGGGCGTTAAACATTACTTCCGTGACGGCAAAGAGCATAAGGGGGCTATGCACAAGCACCCTGACGGCACTTTAATGACGGGCAAGTCTATGTCGAGGAACTCGAAAAAGCTGTTCCACTTTGGGCAGTTGTCAAAAACAGCGCAGAAAAAAGCAAGGAGTAACTGGTAATGGGTTATGGTAAAAAAGGCAAAGGCGGTAAGAAAAAATGACTTACGGCACTGATAAGGCAAAAGGGCTGAAAGAGGACATGGGCAAAAAGGGCAAGGGCTCTAAAACCATGTGCGGCAAGTATGCCAGCAAAAAGTAGCAAGAAGTCAATCCCGACCAATCCGGCTTTGTGGTCAAGAGCAAAGTCTGCCGCAAAGAAAAAGTTTGACGTGTACCCCTCCGCTTACGCAAATGCGTGGGCGGCAAAATGGTATAAGGAAAAAGGCGGCAAATGGAAGGGCTCTGACAACAGAGTGAAGAGGGCGTAATGCCAGCACAAGCGGGTCTGGGCAAATGGTTCGGGGAAAAGTGGGTTGACGTAAAAACTGGCGAACCCTGCGGACGGCGGAAGGGCGAGAAGCGGGGATACCCTGCCTGTCGGCCTCAAGCTGTTGCAAGCAAGATCAGCAAAAAAGAGGCAAAGAAGAAAACTGGTCCCAAGCGGGTCAAGTGGTCCACAACAGCCAGCGGAAAGAAGAGAAATGCAAGGACTACTCGCAACGCCTGATGAGGTCATGCTCGATTATATGATGAGCGGTGACGGCGTACCCCGCCGCCCGCTTGCTGGTATGCTGGGCCCATTTTTGCCATTTACAGTTCCCGTTGAGGGCAAGGGGCTCAGGGTAGCTGTGCCGCCGATTTTATCAGACATTCAAGATGCGGTTATGGCTCCACTACAGGCGTATCGCGGTGAGCTAGATGACCCTGTTTCTTCTGCACAAAACTTGGCCGGAATGGTTACGGGGGGCGGCTTGCTGGTTGGCACACCTACGAGGCAAGCGGCGGCTGAATCAGGCCAAGCTATGCTGGGCGCAGGTGGTGGTTATTTTGGCGGGTTACTAGACGAGGTGCCAAGAACAAAAATTGAACGGATGATTGAAATCGCTCAGGGCGGGTATAATGACCCTGTTGTTGCTATAAGAAATAAAAGAGGGGCTATAGAAAGGTCAACAGACTTGGGTGGTTCAACCCCTAGCATAAGGCCCTACACAAGCATGGTTTCCGATCAGGTCGATGTTGGTGGTCTGCTACCAAAACAGAATATTGATATACAGGAACAGATTGGGCGTGAGTTAATATTCACCCCTGCGGACAGAACTTCTATAAGTAAACGTGTAAAAAGTGTTGATGGGACGCCTTTAAGTGAAGAACTCGTGACAGAGGGCGGGGTTTATTACCCGCGAAGGTTTGAGAATTGGGCGTCTGGTGGATCGCCTATGAGTTCAGCAGTTAATAGGCAAAACACTGTTATTAAAGAAGGTTCGGAGCCTATTTTTACAACCCTGCTTATGGGGCCAAGGTCAGACATATATTCCTCGCAAACATCACAGATTGCCAAGCGTGTTATTGATAACACAAAAATATCTAAAAAAGATATCAAAGCATTTGATGACCTTATTAAAAAAACTTACCCTGATTGGAAGGGTATTAGGAGTAAAGACGCAGAAAAACAACTAATTGACGACCCCATTCTACGAGCTATTTTTGTTGATAAATTGGCAGGTAAGGCCGCTCAAAAAGCAGGCTTTCCTGATATGTCAAGCATCAGAAAGGCGTCGACACAAAAAGAATTTTTAGGTTTGCCAGATGGTGTGGTTGGGCAGTCGATGATGCTTGCGCCCACACCAATACAAGGCTTAAGAAAATCAACACACACGACTTACCCATTGAACTTTGATAGTGATGATTTGACTTACATGGGTAGTTTAGGGTTTGGCAAAATTCCATTTGAAATTGCCGCCCCTGATCTTCTTAGTCCTCGCAGGGCTCGAAATGCCCCTGTAACTTCTGATTACAGAGCAATCACCATGCCTACTGCCTTTACTAGACAAAAAATAACTCCTCAATACGCTGACAGAATAAGCCAGTTTATTGAGGAGGGGCAGAATTTAGGTATTTTGTTTTAAAGGGAATACGAGGGGTTGCTAGACTTGTCTATATCTAATAATTCGCAGATAAAGTTATCTATAACATCTAGGTGCTTCTCTAAGAGTTCTGGATCAGAGATGTCTTGCGAAACAACCTTTTCAATAAGAGCCATTAATAACTCTCTTTGTGATTGTGGTGGGTTGGTCATTATGTCCTCCTTTACTACAGGCTAAGAGTATATCATAGAAAAAGGAATTGTAAACATGAATATATGCGAACACTGCCCATACCCGCACCGTTGTGGGCCACAAGAACGGTGCATAGCCTATAAAATAGGCGGCGAAGGTGATATACTACCTGAGCCAGTGTCTCACCCAGTGATGACAACCGATGGTATCGGTATGACTGGCAAAATTAAATCTGGCAAGAAAAAGGCGAAAAAAGATGCCTAATTATAAGAATGTTACAGGCCCAATATCACGGCCAACCTATGCAAACCCTAATCACCCGATGAATACTCCGGCTGACAAAGTTAAGACAAATATGAGGGCCAGCACAAGAGGTCAGCCCGTGACAGGCCCCAAGTCTCGCCCCAAGCGTCCGGCGAGGGCTCGGCAGGTTTACACAGGCCAGACTGGGATTTTTTCGTCAGACTGATGCAGGTTGTAAAGGTCATGCGGCGGCCTCGCCCAGTGCGGCAGAGAGTTGAGCCAGTAGCGGAAGTGTTTGAGAGGTGCACGGGGTGCGTCTCTCGTAAGATGTGCGACAGCAAGGCCAAGTGCCTGCACGGTGCAAAGGCAAAGCCAAAGGGAAAGAAAAATGGCAGAGATGGACGATTATCAGCTTAACAGCATTGTTTCGTCTGAGATACGCGACAGTCTGAACCACTTTGACACAGAGTTCAGTCAGGAGCGTATTCGCGCTATGGACTTCTACCTTGGCGAACCTATGGGCAATGAAGTCGAAGGCCGGTCACAGGTTATCAGCACGGAAGTGTCTGACACCATTGAGGCTATCATGCCCAACCTCATGCGGGTGTTTACAGCCAATGACCAGTACGTCCGCTTCAATGCCCGCACCAGCGAGGACCAGCAAAAAGCCGAGCAGATCACAGATTACTGTAATTACATTTTAAATCACGATAATTCTGGCTATAAGATTCTTCACAACTGGTTCAAGGATGCGCTCCTTTTTAGACTAGGTGTCGTTAAATATTACTGGGATGAATCAGAAGATATCCGCGAGGAAGAATACGAGAACCTCAACGAGACTGAACTGGCAGCATTGTTAGCCAACCCCGACATGGAAATTATCGGCGTTGTGAACGAGCAGGCCGCGTCTTACATGGAAGACGAAACAGGCGAGATGGTCCCAATGGATATGACCTACAGCCTGAAGGTTCGCATTACAGAAAAGACAGGCAAGATTAAAGTTGAGAATGTGCCGCCGGAGGAGTTTCTCGTAAACCGTCGTGCGACCTCACTGGAGGACGCTCACTTTGTAGCACACCGCACCGTGATGACTGTCTCCGACCTTGTGGCTATGGGATATGACCGCGACATTGTGGAAGCCCATGCAGGCACCTCCAGCATTGACGTGGACGAGGAGCGCACCAACCGCTTTCAGGACATTGAGGCAAACACAGGCACTGATGCCGCTGACCCGACACTAGCCGAGGTCATCTATTATGAGTGCGTCATGCGGGTTGACTATGACGGTGACGGCATTGCTGAACTGCGCCGCGTCTGCGCTATCGGCGAGGGCGGTGACGAAATACTGCACAACGAGCCATTTGACCATATCCCGTTTGCTGTTGTCAGCCCCGTGCTTATGCCGCACCGCCTGATAGGCCGCTCTGTGTACGACATGACAGAGGATTTACAGGTTATCAAGTCCACACTGCTCCGGCAGTACCTCGACAGTGTTTATAGCTCTACACTACCCAGAATGGGTGTTGTCGAGGGTCAGGTAAATATTGATGACGTTCTGGACGGAACCGCTGGCGGTATCATCCGTATGCGTCAACAGGGCATGATTCAGCCGATTACTGGCACCCCAGTTGGCGGCGAAGTACGCCCATTGATGGATTATATCGACAGCATCAAAGAACAGCGCACTGGCATGAGCAAAGCCTCACAAGGGCTCGATGCAAACGCATTGCAGTCAACTACAGCCAGCGCAATCAGCGCGACTGTACGGGGCGCACAGGTCAAGTTGGAATCTTACGCCCGCACAATGGCAGAGTGCGGTGTCAAGGACTTGTTCAAGGGTTTACTGCACCTCATTACCAAGTACGACCAGAAGCCGCGCATAGTTCGTCTGCGGAATAATTTTGTGCCGATTGACCCCCGCGAGTGGCACAGCGAGTTTGACGTGGTTGTGCAGGTTGGTCTGGGCACAGCAGACGATGAGCAGAAGATTGCGTTCCTGACACAGATTGCGGCCAAGCAAGAGCAAATCCTGATGCAGTTGGGGCCAAACAATCCGGCTGTTAGCATGGCTCAGTATGTCAACACTTTGCGGTCCATTGCAGAGATTGGCGGGTTCAAGGACGCTGACCAGTTCTTTAACAGCCCGCAACAGATTCAGATGGCGCAACAGCAAATGGCCCAACAGCCACAGCAAGACGCAAACGCAACAGAGATGGCCAAGCTCCAGCAAGAAATGGCCCTGAAGCGGGAACGCATGATGATGGAATTACAGCTAGAGCGTGAGAAGATGGAGGCGGAACTAGAACTGCGCCGACAGGAACTTGCCGCTGAAGCTGAACTAAGGGCAATAAAAGCCGCAACCGATGCTGAGATCAGCACTAACTTACCGAGGTAGCTATGGCAATTTCAATTCCAGACGGTTTTCTTGCGGGCGGCACAACAATAGGCGGCGGTGCTACCGAGGGCTACAACGACCCGTATGAAGCTGAACTAGCCGCCCAAGCCGCCGCTGGTGGCTCTGGCGGCATATTAGGTGGTGGGTTCGATTTTTCTGATGACGGTGGCTCCGACCAGCCGTCTTTAGAAGAACTGCAAGCCATGACTGCCATTAACACAGCAATACGTCAAAAGACAGGGCTTGGTCATGTCGGTACACCTGAGCAAGCATTTATCGCGCAACGAAATGCAAATTTGTTTAATAATCCAATTTATAGAAATTTAGGTTTTGTTCAGGGGTTGGGGGGAATAAATGTCCCCAGCTTTAATCTTGCAAACGCACAGCTTATGCGCCCTATGGCAAGTGGTGTGCCGTCATTTTCTCAGAATATGCTGATACCCTCTGGTATTTCTGGTTTTGGCAATGTCCCCGCCGCGCCAGTTGAATACACTAAAGCAGACGGTACAAGGGGTTATCAAATAAACGGGGTGGAGGTTTCAAAAGAGCAGGCGGAAGCCGCTTTTCAACTGCGCGAAGATATGTTCGACCTCACAGCGGACCCCAGACCGTCTTTTGGCAGTGATATATTCGGCAAAGTAAAAAGTTTTTTCACTGGCGAGGAGCAAGACCGAGAGGCTGGGTTCAAAGACTACGGCACCCTCTTAAGCATGGGCGGAGAGATAGACCGCGCAACTGGCGATATCACAACCAAGGTTGGCAAAGGCGAGTTGAAGTATAACAACCGCTTTGGCATTACAACTTACTCCGGCCCTAAGGACGACAGCTACAGGGGCCCGTTTGAGAACCTGATTAGACCAGCTTACAGCAGTGATGACGGCCCACAACAAGAAGAGCAGGTTTCCATCAAACCTATTACAGAAGAAGAGGAAGAAGAGCGGTCAATGATCCGCGATGGGCTTATCATGCCAGAGGATGGTTATTTCCCGACAACTGGTAGGTTCTTGCGACTTGGGCTGCTGGACCAGCCTATAGACACATACGGTGGGTTACTTGCGGGTCAGGACCCAGCGGCATTTGAGGCAATGAACATGGCGTTCAGACGGCCTACAAATGTGGAGTATTTTCAGGATCCATATGACATGACGGGGTATACGTTAATCTAATGAATGAAGGTAAGGCGAGGGAGCAGATAAGCAGAGGTGACAGAGCCGCTAGTTTATTGAGAGACGAGTTATTAAATGAAGCATTTGACAAACTTGAAACAGATTTTATACAGGCGTGGAAAAACAGTTCTGTGGAAGATTCACAAAACCGTGAACGGCTGTATATGTTATGTCAGAACTTGGCGGCAGTAAAAGACTATCTTGAACAGGTAGTTACCTCCGGCAAGTTGGCAAAGGCGCAACTCGATGAGTTGCAAAACCGTGTAAAATTTGAGAAAAGGAAGTAGTAATGGACAATAACTCGCAAGAGACTGGCCAGTTATCTATGAACGAAGCCATTGAATCCCTGTTAGCAACTCCACCCGTTAAGGATACGGAAAGCGAAGGGCGGCAAGGGGAAGAAGCCACGGAAGTGGAAGAAGCCCCGACACTTGAAGCAGAGGCCGAGACTGAGACTGAAGAGGTCGAATATGTCGAGGATGATGAAGAGGGTGAGTATGAAGTTGAAGAGGATGACGAAGAGGCAGAGCCCGACCAACCTCAGACATACACTGTTCGCGTCGACGGTGAAGAGTATGAGGTCACGGAAGAGGAACTGCTGAACGGGTACTCCCGACAGCAAGCATACACAAAGCGTAGTCAAGAACTCGCAGAGCAACGCAAGGCTTTTGAATCAGAGGCCGCGCAAGTGAAGCAGATGAGGGACACCTACGCACAACAACTTGAACAGTTGTCCGCACAGTTACAGCAGGCAAACCAACAGGAACCTGACTGGGCTGAACTGGCAAAGCAATACTCTGCTGAGGACTTAATCGTTTACAAGGCGCAATTAGACCAACAAAAGGAATATGCCCGCCAAGTAGAAGCCGAAAGGCAAGCGGTAGCCCAACAGCAGATGCAGGAGCAACAGCAGGCCATGAAACAGCGGCTTGCTGAACAAAAGAAGGAGATGCTGAACCGCATCCCGCAGTGGCAAAATGACGAAGTTCGCAACAATGAGCGGATGCAGGTCATTGAGTACGCACAGCGGCGGATTGGCTTCTCAGAAGAAGAGATTGCAAATGCGTCAGACGCACGGGCAATCGAACTGCTTTATAAGGCGTGGCAGTGGGATAATCTTCAACAGAAGAAACCCGCCGCGAAGAAAAAAGCGGCCAAAGCTCCCAAGATGGCTAAGTCAGGGCAACCAAAGACAAAGGCTCAAGTTGTCAGTCGTCAACGACAAAAGGCGATGGACCGCCTCAATAGAGAAAGGTCTGTAGATGCCGCTGTCGATCTTTTAATGGGAAAAAGCTAAGAAGGGAATAAAATCATGGCAACCCATACTACCGCAACTGCTGTCGGTGAGCGCGAGCAACTGGCAGACGTAATTTATCGGATTGACCCCGATGAGTGCCCAATTTTTTCAGCATTGAAAAAAGAAACCTCAAACGGCATTTTCACTGAATGGCAAGTTCAGGAATTAGCCGCCGCCGCAACAAACAACCACGTTGCAGAAGGGGCAGATGCTACATTTGCTACGCCCACGAGCACTCAGAGATTCGGTAATTACCATCAGATAAGCGTCAAAGACGTGGCTGTATCGGGGACACTAGAAGCCGTCGATAAAGCGGGCCGCGACCGTGAACTGAGTTATCAGCGAGTTTTAAAATCGTTGGAGCTACGTCGCGACATAGAAAAGTCAATCGGTGACACAGATGTAGCACGTTCAGCTTCATCACCTCGCAAGTCAGCTTCACTGTCATGCTGGATAACCAACGGTTCAGTTGGCGCGACTGCTGGTGCATTTGCAACTGGCGATGGCACGGACACAGTGACAGGCGGTGATGACCGTGCACTGACACTGGCTCTGATTGAGGACGGGATGCAGGACGCATGGTCAGACGGCGGCAATCCAAAGCTGTTGGTTGCATCTGCAACAAACCGTGCGAACTTCTCAGACCTGTCTGCTTCAGGCAATCTGGTCAGCAA